CAACAGGACTTATAGGTCAATTTCTGTCTACGGCATCAAATTATTCAGCAGCGGGCGTAAACGTAGCTGGTAATAGTTTATGTCTTGCAGCGGAAGCAGCAGCTGGACAGTTAGCGTTAATGGCTACTGGAGCAAGTGGATACATAACATTTAATACAGGAGGATTTGGAACTAGTAATGAGAGACTAAGAATATTATCAACAGGAGAGTTTCTGCTTGGAAAAACAGCCCCAACTTTTGGAGAGCTAGTAGCGTTTAAAAAAAATCAAGTGGGGGCAACAACTTGCGTAGTTGAAAATGCAAATGCATCTGGTATCGCTGTTTATAAAGTTTATGGCGATCAAAAAAATGTATCGTTAGGTCTATACAATTCAGCAGCATCTTCTTATGGAATGTTAGCAGCCAACGATGCGTATATGTATGGAAACACAAATTTTTCCTTCATGGCTGAAGGAGCAAGTTCTGTGATAAGATGGTCAACAGGTTCAAGTACTTTAGAAAAGATGAGGTTAGACGCTAACGGTAATCTTGGCATAGGTACAACATCTCCAACTGCTGTTTTACATCTTAAAGCTGGTACAGCTACAGCTAATACAGCACCATTAAAATTTAACTCTGGAACTTCATTAACAAGTGCAGAAGCTGGAGCAGTAGAATTTACTACAGATGATTTATTCTTCACTATTACCACAGGTACAGCAAGAAAAAGATTACTAATGGCTGATCCTACTGGAGGACTAACATCTGGAAGAATAGCTTATGCAACTACTAATGGAAGATTAACAGATTCTTCAGGATTAACGTTTGATGGTACTAATTTTACAACAACAGGATCAGTAACAACAACACAAATAATAGCATCTAATAAATCTATAAATACAACAGCTGGTGATTCTGCAACCATCAATGCTATGGCAGGTAGATTTAGAAAAGATACTACAGGATCAACATTTACACTAACAAATAGTTTTATAACAGCTAATAGTATTATATTATTAACATGGGTAACAGCAGGATTAACAGGGGGAACAAAAACATCAGTTCAAGCAGGTTCAGGTAGTGCTACAATAACATTTGAAGATCCAACCACAGGAATTGCTACTGCACCATCAGCAGATGCCGACATAAATTTTTTAGTGGTTAACTAATAAAAATTAATAAAATATGAAATTAAGTCTTAATTTTAATCTTGAAGAATTTACTAATTCTGAAACAGCTATCCGAAAAGGAATTAATAATAAACCTTCTGAAGAAATTGTACTTAATTTACAACTATTATGTTTAAATGTTCTGGAACCCATAGAAAAACTTATAAATAAACAAATCATTATATCAAGCGGTTATAGATCTAAAGAGCTAAATTCAGAAATAGGAGGAGCCAAAAATTCACAACATGTAGAAGGAAAAGCAGCAGATATTAAAGTTAAAGATATTTCAACAGAAGATTTATTTCAGATTATAATAAAATCAGAAATAGAATATGACCAAATAATACAAGAATTTGATAGATGGATTCATATTAGTTATAATAAAGGAAAAAACAGAAAGCAGAAATTAAGGGCTACAAAAGATCAAAATAATAAAACAATTTATACAATAGTATAATGGGATTTTTACAAAAAATAATTACAGGTGGAACTGGTGATCTTATTGAAAAAGTAGGTAATACTGTAGATAAGTTTATTACTACTAAAGAAGAAAAAGAAAAACTTAAATTAGAATTTCAAAAATTAGCTCAAGATCATGAAGAAAAGTTATTAGAACTTAGTCAACAAGAATTAGATAGTTATTTAAAAGATACTCAATCAGCAAGAGATGCCAATGTTAAAATACAAGAATCTGATAAAGCTTCATGGTTATCTAAGAACGTAGCATATTTAATAGATATATTTATAACTCTTTTATTTGGAACAATTACTGTTATATTATTTTTAAGATTATTTAAAATAGCTGCAACAGATGTTGATATAGTATCTTTAATGGCTTTGCATGGAACAGTTACAGCAGTATTTATGACAATAGTTAATTTTCATAGAGGAACATCAAGAGGATCTGAAAATAAACAAAAACAATTAGATAAAATATATAATAAATAAAATGTCAAACATAATATACATAGCAAATCCAGGAGAAGATAATGATATCTATACTCTTGTTAATTCAGCAGTATCATCAGCTGTTGATGATGACATCATTGTATTACCAGCTGGTAATTTTAAATGGGATGGTGCCATAAGTACAACTAAAAGAATATCTTTATGGGGATGCACAACTGGTGGAAAAACAACACTTTATGTACCAGAAGCAACATCTGATGCTACTGTGAATGCTAGAATTCATATGTTTAAGTGGGATTTTACAGCAAGAACTACTACTATGAATAGTGGTATTGTAGTTAAAAGTATATCATTTAAAAGCAAATATCCATCTTTTACACCAAACGATGGTGGATCTCAAGCATTAGATATAGCATTAGATTTTAAATTTGTCAACGATTTTGTTGTTAGAGATTGTGAATTCAGATATTTTGGAAATACTGCAATACAAGTAAAACATAGAGATGCTTATGCAAGAGGATTAATATGTAATAATTATTTTTCTACAGCTAAAACATATACTGGTTTAGGATTTGGTTATGGTGTAACAATTTATGGAGAATATACCACATGGGTAGCTTCTCCTCAATTTGGAAGCTCTAATTTTATATTTATTGAAGATAACATATTTAATGAATTTAGACATTCAATAGCTTCTAATGGAGGATCATTGTTTGTACCAAGATATAATTATATATTGAATAATATAGTATCATTAGCAGCAGCAATTGATACACATCCTCAAGCAGATGGACCAATTGGTTCAAGAGCTATGGAAGCATATGGTAATAGAATTGTTTGTACTCATCACAGGATACATAATTGGGCAAATTCAGCAGCAAGAACAGCTTTTGTTCCTTACCATGCTTCAGATGATTATGGTATACAAACAGATACTGGTGTATTATATAGATCAAATGGTTTATCAGCAGGCAATTGGATAGTAGCATCTGTACCTAAAGGTAATCATTTAGGAGCACCATTAGTAAATGGTAAAAGTGTTACAACTGTTGGAGAAACTGCAATAAACATGAGAGGTGGAGAAAATTTAATACACAATAATATAATAACTAATTGGAGATTCGGTGTAGGTGTAGCTAATCCACAAGGATATTCTGGTGCTTATCCAATACCATATGGTATAGGTTATGCTTCTGGAGTTGCTTTAGGTAGTGGTCATACAGGATCTACTGCTCCAAATGATGATGGGGATTTATTTGAATGGAATAATACATTCACACCATATGTTTATAGTGGATCTGGCTCAACAAGCAAATTCTATAATTATGCTCCAACATATTATGTTACTGGTAGGGATTATCAAGAAGAAACATCAAAAACTTCTTATATTCCTTATATTTATCCACATCCTTTAAAATATCGATAATATGAATATACCACATTATTATATGGATGAAGATAAAATAACAAACTTCTCTTTAATTGTATTAACGTTTATATTCAAATTTCTTGTATTTTCTTTAAATTTAGAAAATATATATATTTGGATATTTAGAATATTAAGTTTATTCTCTATATTTTTATTAATATGTATAAACTATAGAAAAGGTATAGATGCTTTTAAAGATATTATAAAACCTTTATTGAAAAAACTAAAGAAATTAATCAAAAAATAAGGAATTTTAAATAATATGTTCAATTAATTTATATTATCTAACCTAATATATTATATTATATATTTGACTTTATGATATAAATTCATTATATTTATAGTATGACAACTAAGAACCAGATAATATATGATATTTTAAATACAATTAGAGGTGGAGCAATATCCAATACCGAGAAAATATCTAAGGAACTATTATCCTTTCAGATTGATAATATAAGGGCAAAATTAATAAGACAAGATCAAAATAAAAAAAGATCAATAAATCCAGATTTAATTCAAACTTTATGTGTTGATCTTGAATTAGCAGATAAAACATCTTGTCCTTGTGAAATAACAGATTGTACAATATTAAAATCTATCTTACCAATACCAGAGTGTATTGAGTTAGAACATAGAAATTTGTTAATTTCAGTCGGACCAACCGATCTTACAAAATCAAGATTTAGCTTACTTCCCTACCATAGAGCTAAGTATTATAATCCTAATAAATTTTCAAAAAATATAACTGGTTGTTTTATATATAATCAATATTTATATATAATATCACCAAATATATTATCACAATTAATAGAAAAATGTGTTGCAGAAGTTATTATAGAAAGACCAGAAGAAGCAAGAGCTTTTGTTTGTGATAGAAGGGAATGTTATTCTGATGATGATAGATATCCAGTATCTGCTGCAATGATTGATGATATAAAAAATATCATAATTCAAAATAGTCTTAAAATTCAAGCAGTTGCTCCATCAGACAATTCAAATAATAGTAAACACGATTTAGATAAAAAATAATGGGATTAAACAGAAATATAGTAGATTTATATAAATATTATAAAAATTCAACAATTAATGAATTACAAGTAGATAAAGATACATATAAAAAAATTGTTAAAAGCTTTAGTGCAAAAATAATAAAGTCTTTATTTGAAGCAGAAGAAGTAAAATTACCAATAGTTGGAACATTAAGAATAAAAAAGATAAAACAAAAATATAATCCAAATAGAATGAAAAAGGATTATGTTCTATCTAAAAAAATAGGAAAAACAGTATATTTTACAAATGAACATAGAAATGGGTATTTTTATAGCATAAAATGGAGAAAATCAAATATAAAAAATATTAGTTATTATTCTTTTATTGGAGAAAGACACCATCTTAAGAGACCATTATCTAAAATATTACAAACAGATTTTTCAAAAGATTTTTTTGAAAATTAAAAAAATTTAAATGTTAAACGGAAAAACAATATCCATAAAAAATATAATATGGGAAACATATAGAAATTCTGGTATTCAAGATGAATTAAATGAATCTGATTTGATAGAATGGGCTGTCGATTGTCTTGAAAAAATATATCATCCAGATGTTTTTCAAAAAAAAGTATTAGGTCATATAGATGATACAAATCTTGATTATACTAATTTTAGATTTCCAATACCAAAAGATTTAGTACACATGGTAGCTGTTTCTATTAATGGATTCAGAGCCTATAAATCAACATTTGATTATCAACAATTAGCTAATGGTGAATGTTGTGATTTAACTATAGGAAGTGATGAAATAACAGAAGGTCAAATAATTGATAATTTTGGTAATATATTTAAATCTAATGATGGTAATAAAATACATACTGGAGGATTTACCTATGAATTGAATAATAACTGGGTAACAACAAACATAAAAGAAGGAAAAGCATGTATAGCTTATTTAGCTCATCCTGTTGATTGTGATGGATTTCCATTAATACCAGATCACATTCAATTTAAAGAAGCATTATCAAAATTTTTAATATCAAAAATAGATTATATTAGATGGAGACAAAATCCATCCGATAATGGTTTAAGATCATTATATGAACATTCTGAAAGAGAAAGTAATTACTATATAGCACAAGCTTTAAATTTTGCAAAATTACCAGATGTAGATAAAATGGAAACAATTAAAAATCAAATGCTAAGATTAAAACCAAATATTAATCATTGGTGTTCTAATTTTAGAAATTTATCTATACCAGAAATAAGATGGAACAAATAACTAATACTTTTAATGAGGGTTTAAACAAAGATGTTTCTAAGATAGCTTCAAAAAATTCTCAATATAGAGATGCTAGAAATATTAGAATAACCAGCGATGAACATGATTCTACTTTAGCTGTAACTAATGTATTTGGTAATAAGTTTACACTAACAATTCCAGATGTTTCTAATGTTATAAAATTAGAAATTGTGAGATCGTTCCCATTAGGTGTATCATTAACAATAAACGGTGTAGTAGTAACAGGTTTCGTAAATAATTATCAGGAATTAGCCGATTTAATAAATAATAAATTTGAATTACAATCTCCAAATATTAATCCCAATGGATTAGGAATTGTTGCAGCAGCATCTTCAAATTATATATTAATATATTCATTGATATATAATAATTTAACTGTAACATCAAATATTTCTGTTTCAAATTTAGGAAATTTAACTTTACTATCAAACCAATCAGCTCAAACAGGTTTAAAACTTATTGGTTGGGGAACAATTAGAGATGACATATATATATTTACAACAAATAATGATTCTTTAAATCCAGGTGGACACGATACAAGTTTAATATCAGATCCATCATCTATAGGACAAATATTTAAATTAGTATTAGACAGAGTTAATTATACAATTACAGCAGAATTAAAATATAATAATTCAGTAGATTTTACAAGTTATCATCCTTTTAGAAAAGAGGGTCAAGTTGAAGGTAGATATGAAAACGATGAAACACAAAGATTATATTGGACAGACAACTTTAATGAATTAAGAAGATTGAATGTTGGAGATCCAAATTGTTTTGCAACAGATATAAATTCTATAAACTTAAAACCTTCTATAGATTTTGATACTCCAATTTTAGATAAAATAAATGACTCTGGTGGAACAGTATCTATAGGTAATTTCCAATGTGCTTATAGAATGAAAGCTGTTGGAGTTTTTACAAGATTTTCAAGATTATCAAATATAGTAAATATAATAAATTCTTCTCCAGAATCGACTAGTTTTAGAGACTATGTAGCAGTACCACCACCATTAGCACCATCGGGTTCTGGTAAATCAATTACATGGACTATAGACAATTTAGATACTAATTATGAAACAATAGAAGTAGCTATTATATTTAAATTAAATAGAACGGATAGTCCAACAATATATACAATTTTAGAAGATAATATACCCTCTGATGGCAAATATACTTTTACTTTTACAGGATTTGAAACAAAAACTCCAATAGATATTAGTGAATTTAATGATGTTTCTCAATCTTTTACTCATTGTAAAACAATAACATCTAAAGATAATTTATTATTAGCAGCAAATACAAGAACAACAAGTTTTGATTCAGATTTTGATGCAAGAGCATATAGATGGCCAGGATTAAATGATCCATTATATGATATAAATATAACACAAGTAAAGAATTCACAAGGAGTATTACAAAATGTAGATAACAGATTAACTAATTTTGGAGTACCAGAAACACATGATTGTATAAATATAGACCAATATACACAAGAATTTGGAGGTTACAGATTCCAATCTGATGGAACAACAATAGGTGGAGAAGGTCCATATATTAAATATAAATTTACATCCTTACCATTTATATCTGATACAGTAAATTCAAGTTCTGTATATAATACATCTCCACCATATATTGAAAATTCAAGATTTGTAAATAGAGAAGCAGGAAGTTATACTTTAAATGGAGAATCATATAAAAACAATAATTTTTATGAAGGTTTAAAAAGTGAATATTTAGCATCAATATATAAGGGTTATCAACATGATGAAGTATATTCTTTTGGTATTATATTTTATGATAAAAGTGGAACTCCAGGTTTTGTTAAATGGATAGCTGATATTAGAATGCCATTAATACATGAAGCAATTTATGCATCTGGTGCAAACTATGATTTTTTTCCATTAACAGATTTAGGAGGATACAGTAATTCACAAAGATCATTCATTCTTGTTCCAGAATTTACTGTGACTTTGACTCAGGATATAAAAGATAGAATTAGTGGATGGGAAATAGTAAGATGTGTTAGAAAAACAGAAGATAAATCAATATTGGCAGCAGGAATAATACATCATGTTGCATGGGATAATTTTGGTGCAGAATATTTTGCCTGTACAACACAAGATTTTACTTTACCAGTAGGAAGTGATCCATATGGTATATTTAGTACAGATCCACCGGCAAATAATCAAACAGTAGAAAGTGAAATAATTGGATTTAGATCTCCAGATTTTCTATTTAGTGCTTTTCCAGGATATAGTTCTGGTGATAAAATTAAGATTACTTCAGCTTTAACTCATCCTCTATCTTTAACTTATTTTTTTGATGCACCAGCAGGATTCAATAACCATAAAATGGTTAAATTGTATCAACATAGAAGAATATATGATGATGTGAATGGTGGTGTTTCTCCATATATGGAAAGAATTATTGACAATAATGGATGTGTACAATTATCTAAAGGACAACAAACAACTCTAACTGGTACAGTAGCTTCTTTAGGACGGAAAATATATAATAGAACTAATGAAGCTGGACATACTCAATCTGTAGGAGGAGCAACATTAATTATTGAATTCTTTGGAGATAATCCAATATCATATAATCAAATTACAGGAGTTAATCCAAATCATAAATTTTATGCATATTATGTAAGACCAAGACAAAGTCAATATGGAGGAAATACATATTCAAGTAGATCAAATAGAAAATATATATCTTGTGGTCAATTCATTAATATGAATAGTAATACACCTTTAATTGTGACAGCACAAATAACTGGAGGTGATATATATGTTCCTGTTTTTGATACAGTTAAACAATTTAAAAATTGGCCAGTAGCAGGAGATCTAAATGCTGCAACATATTTTTATCCAGTAGAATCATCTATAAATACAGAATGGAGATATGGTATAAGTACTAATAGATATGGATTTAATGATGATGGTACATCTTTAGATACTAAAGAAGATTTCTTATATAATCCTTCTTTTTCAACAGAAAATAATGTTAGAGAATATTTTCCAAAACCATTTACTTTTAAAGAAGTAAATAACAATGATTGTAGAATATATGCTTCGCAATATAAAATAAATGGAGAAACTTTGGATTCTTGGACAGATTTTAAACCAAATGATTTTATAGACGTTGATAGTAAATATGGTAAAATAAACAATCTACAAATATTAAATAATAATGTAATTGGATTACAAGATAAAGCAATTTTTCATTTACCAATAAACGAGAAAATAACAATACCAGATTCTTCTACTTCAACTCTTGTATTAGGAACTGGTGATAAAATAGTAGATCCAAATTATATTACAACAGAAAGTGGATGTATGCATCAATTTGGTAATATATGTTCCGAAAAAGGATTATATTATTATGATATCTATAATAATACATTAAATAGAGTAACAGATGCAAAACAACCAATATCTATTATAAAAGGTTTAGATTCATGGTTTAAATCAAAAATAACAGGAGATATTAAAATTACAGATAATCCTGTTAAACCTGATAAAAGAGGTATTATATGTGCTTTTGATAAAATTAACGAAGATGTTTTATTTACTTTTCATGATAATATAACAAGTGAAACAATAGCCTTTTCTGAAAAAATTGATAGTTTTTCATCATTTTATGATTTTAAACCAAGTCTATATATAAATTCTGGAACAAATTTAATAAGTCCAAGTCCAGATAATACTTCTCTTTATATACATGATATAAAATCTTCATCAGGTGTATTTTATGGAAATTTCTTTGATAGTAAACTAAAGTTTATTATAAATCCTAAAGTAAAGGAAGCTGTTTTTGATAATTTTACTTATACAGCAGAAATGAAAGATATCAATGATATTCCAATTACAGATCAAACATGGAATACTATTCAAGTTACAAACGATTATCAAAATAGTAGTATAATTAATCTAAATAACAATATAAATATAAAAAGAAAAAAAAGAGCATGGAATCTAAGTGTTCCAAGATCGTCAGTTATATCAAATTTGTCAAATATTGATATTCTAGATCCAGTTAATTTAGACACAACACAGCTATTTAAGTCACGTATGAGAGGAGATTACATAGAAGTTGAACTAACTCTAATAAACGGACTACTTCAAACCAGAAGAAGGATAATAATGCCATATTGGAACACAATATTTAGGATATCTAAACGATAATATAACGTAAAATATTATATCTAAAACTTGAATATAACATAAAAAATTAGTATATTTAATATAATGAAAAAATCTAAAGTAAAAATTAAGAAGTCTCCTAAAAAAATGAAAGGAGGAGGAGATATTGTAGGAGATATTGTAGGAGGAGGTACATCAGATATATCTGGAGGAGGAATTCCATATGGTATGATTGGTAATACAGGAGCTTTTTTAGCTGACCAACTGATTGATACTGAAGAAACTACAGGTAAAGGTTTAACTGGTAAAACAGCTTTAAAAGAAGGCTTAAGATATGGTGGACAAGGAGCTGCTATTGGAGCTAATCCAGCTTTAATGGCTGCTACAGGTGGTCTATCTCTACCAATTGGAGCAGCATTAGGTATAACAGCTGGAGCTACTAAGGGTATTATAGATGCTGAAAAAGAGAAAAAACAAATAAAAGAAAAATATGACCAAATCGGATATAGACCGATGGAAAATCAACAATCTTTTTTTCAACAAGGAGGATTAATACCTAAGAGTTTAATAGAAGTAGAAGGTCCAGAACTTGAAGTAGATGAAAAAACAGGTAAAATACTAAAAGATTTTAAAGGAGTACCTTCACATAAAAATGGAGGATATACTTATATGGCTGAAAAAGGAAGAATTATAATTCGAGGAAAAGATGCAGATAAATATAAATCTTCTGATAATTTTGCAAGAAAATCAATGATAAGAGAGCATATTATGACACAAAAAAATAATGAGGATATAACAAATACATATAAAAATGGTGGAAAAGTTAATTTTAAATCAAAAGGAGATTATAAAAAATGGTTAGGATATATTCATGCGACAGGATTAGCAGAATCTACTCCTGGAAATAAGAAAGTATCTATAAGAGGAAAATCTCATAAAGTCAAACATATGGGAGGTGGTGGAGATCCTGTTATTAAAGGATCTGGAGATTCTTTTACAGAAAATTATTTTAATACTGATGAAAATGGAAATATTATTTCACAAGATCAATTATATAAACAAGTTGATCCTCTAAAATCAAATAATCCTTTCGGAAATTCAATGGTTGATATTAAAGGATCAAATAATTTTTCAACACCTCAAACTGGAAATCCTTTTGGAAATTCTTTGGTTAATATACAAGGTTCAGGTAAATTTTCAACACCTGAAATGGGAAATACTTATACAAATGTAAATTGGGGAAACATTGCTACAGAAGCTGCAACATGGGCACCAACATTATTTAATTTAGTTTCAAGTTTTCAAAAACCAATTGAAGAAAAAGGAATTTATAATCCTAATGAACAACAATCATTAGATATAATGAAAAAAAGAAGTATTAATCTTGATCCTATAAAAAATGATATATATTCACAAGAGAAAATAGCATCTGCTCCAACTGGAGAATCACAAGGTTCATATTTATCAAGAAGAACACAGGTAGCAGCTAATACTCAAAAAGCATTAACAGATGCTAATATAAAAGCACAAGCTGCCAATTTAGGATATCAAGGAGAATATGCTCAATCTTTAGATAATTTTGGAAGACAAAGAGCATCAGCCGATGAAAGAGCAAGAGATTTAACAATAATGAATAAGAGAAATGTTGCACAATTTTTTCCAAAGGCTTTAGAGGATACTTCTAAAATAGAACAATTAAAAGATAGAGAAAGTCAATATCTTGATGCTGTTAAAGAAATAAGAAATCAAAGAGAGAAATTATATACATTAGAAAGTTCACCAAATTTATCAGACGAAGGTAAAAAAAGAATTCAAAAAGAACACGATAAATTAGATGCTGAAGAAGAAGCACTAAAAAGAGGAAGGATACAAAATCATAATTATACACCTTCTATATATTTTTAATATGGCAAATTTTTTTCAATTTCAAGCTAACTATGGAAAACCAGCAGAATCACCATATGTATCACAACCTGTTGAAAAAATGGGAGAAGCTATATTAGAATCTTCTAAGGTTAATTCTTTAGGAAATCAAGCATTAGCTGATGTATTAAATCTTAAAGTGGATAGTTTAAATGTTCATAAAGATGAATTACAAAACATTAAAAATCAATATAATTCCGAAGTTAATTCTTTAGCTGATGAATTATCTAAAAATCCAAATAAAACAACTTTCCAAAAAATAGCAGAATTAAGAAAAAAAGTAAAATCAGATTTAGATGCAACAGGAAGATTGGGTAAAATACAAAATGCTTATAATCAATATGCTAGTTGGCAAAAAGATTTAGACGAAGAAACTAAAAAATATAATGAATCAGGTGGAACAAAAGGTATAGATGCAGATACAAGAAATAAAAAGATTCAGATGCTTCAATATAATCTTGGAAATTGGTATAATGAAAAAGGATTAACGGATCAGGAAATACCACTACCAAAAATAGTTGGACATGTAGATGTTGAAAATTTAGCTTATGATTTAGCTCAAAAACTACCCAAAATGTCTTATGATAGTTATACTAAATGGGCTAAACAAAACGATTTAAATACAGTTAATTCAGAAGTATTTCAACAAATAAAAACAGAAAATCAAGGTAATATTTATTATGTTGATTCAAAAGGAAGGCAATATTTAGATCCAAATAAATTAAATAGAGTAGTAGGAAGTTTTTTATCAAATGATCCAAAAGTGGTAACTTATTTATCAGATCGTGCTGATATAGATATATTTGATAATCTTTCAAATGATTTGTTATTAAATCCAGATGCTTCTGAAGAAATAAGAAATCAATATAAACAGTTATATCCTCAATTAAGAGAGAAGATAGTAAATTCAAAAATAAATGATATAGCTCAAAGAACAAGAGATGCTTTTTCATCAATATCTACAGGTTATTCAGATAAAACATATACTTCTACAATACCTAAATGGGCATTAGATATAGATAATGATTCTTCTGGACAACAATTTACTATTCCTGTTACAAATACTTTAGGACAAACTTCAGAGGAAGAAAAGAAAGATTTATTAGAATTAAGTTCTGATATTATAGGTAATCTTGAATTAAATGGAAGATTTGTAGGAGAAGTAGTTAAAACCAAAGTGCATCCAAAAACAAAAGAAACCATATATATTACAAGAGATGGTAATGAATATTTTTCTTCAAGAGAGCCAAATTTAAGAGTAACAAAACCAACAGAAAAACAAAAAAGAAGTAAAATAACAGAACTTCAAAGGAAATACGCAGATATTGTTGATGTTACTAAACCTAAAAACGTAGAAGAACTTGTTAAAAACATAAATACTGCATTAAACAAAGATGACGATATTAAAAAAGATGGAAATTATAATTATAATATAAGTATACCTGAAAAAGTTATTTATTCTAAATATTTACAAGGAATAATAGCAGGAAATCCAACAGTATTTAAAGCTAAAAAAACTGATAAAGAAGGTAAACCAACAGATGATGAATTTACTGAAAATGATTATAAAAATTTAAAAAATGCTTCATATACACTTAATCCTATAACAGGTAAACTTAAAACAAGCTCAGAAGGAACATCAATCATAATGGATATTCCTAATGAATTTAAAAATATACTTCAACCAACAAAAGATTTATATTCTTTTGCTCAAAAAGTATGGATATCAGGTAAACCTCAAAGTTTTACTGATAATACAGGAAAAACAGTAACGATTAAAAGAGAATTAAATCCTAAAACTAAGAAGTATGAAGTTTTATATTATCATCCTGATCTAATAGATCAAAGAGTTAAAATAGAGGACATGATTAATGCTCAAGCTGAAATTGATTTAAAAAGAATACAAGAAGATATTAAAAAGAGAGATCTTTTTTATAATACTTCTGAAGAAAACGAATAAAATATGTCAGATATAAAAGATATACTTAAAAATATTGCTCAACAAAATTCTGATGCAACTATCAAAAGAAGTCCTGTTCAGTTCACACATTCAAGAACAAATATTCCATCAGAATATGGTAATTCACAATATGATACATATGGAGAATCTGCTTCTCCTTTTTATAATGTTGAAAATGCATCCAAAATACTAGAACAACAAAGAGGAGAAAAACAAGGTTGGGTTGATGAAGCTACCAATGCTATAGTAGGAGGTATAGCTAAAATACCATTTACTGTTATAGGTAATTTTGGTTCTATGTTAGACTTAGAAGACTATGCCAATAGAGATAACGAAGTAGGAAACTGGTTAACCAAATGGGCTGAAAATGCTAAACAAAGAATAGAAGGAGAAACTAAAATATATAAATCAAATAATAACAGTTTATCTTCAAGAGAATGGTGGTTAAATAATGCTAAGGGATTAATTGATTCTGCTGGAGCATTTGTATTAACAGGAGGAATACTTGGAAAAGGTGTTCAATTGTTATCTATATTAGCTAGAACAGAACAAGGAGCACAAATAATAAATGCAATAGGAGGTATTACAAATGCAGTAGCATTAAATCAAGCTGAAAGTATACCTTCTGCAATGAACGTATATCAAAAAGCATATGATATTGAATTTAAAAGATTACAAAAAGATATTAATGAAGGATTAATAACAGATTTAGAAGCTGAAGAAAAAGCAAAAATAAAAGCAGCAGATGCAGCAGCATATTCTATTGCAATAAATAGAGTAAATATACCATTAAATTTAACATCAGCTTTTGCATTTTTAAGAAGTCCAAAATTAACAAGAGAAATAGCAAAACAGGTATCTAAAAAAGATGCTGTAAACAAAATATTATCAGAAGGAACACAAGAATATATTGAGGAAAATGTTAATAATATAGCTGAAAATGAGGCATTAAGAAAAGCTAAAGAAGGAAAAAATTATTCGTATAACTTTAATAATACTTTAAACGATGTTTTTTCAAAACAAGGTTTTGAATCAGGTTTAATAGGATTTATTGGTGGTGCTATACAAACAGCAGGTACTGAATTAGTAGAAGATCTTAAAAAAGATGCTCCTTCTTATGATAATAAAGGTAATATTATAAGAGATGAAACAGGATTACCAATATTGGTATCTAAGACTCAATCTAAAAATGAAAGATTTTTAGCACAAAAAGAATCACTAAAAAGGATAGAGAATCTAGCTAAATCAGAAGGAATTCCAACAGTAAAAGAAATTTTAAACAAAACAAATAAAATATCAAATATATTAAATGATATTCAAATAGAAAGTATCAATAAAAATTTTGATAAAGTAGATGATTTAAAAAATGATTTATTAACAGAACAATCTTTAGATGCTTTTAAAAATGGAACAACTGAAAATTTAATAAATCTTTATAAATCAATTGCAAATGACCCAACTTCTAAAGAAAAATTAGGAGAAGATTATCAAAATATAAATAAAGCCATTTCTAAGATAGAAGAATTTGAAAAAATATATCAAAAATATGAAAATTCTCCTAAATCAGAAGAATTATTCAGGAACAGAGTAGATTACAAAAATACACTTGATAAAATAGAATATTTAAAAACATTACAATCTAAAGCAGATTTTGAAAACAAAAGAGAATTAGAAATAACAGGATTTAATTCAGAAGAACTTAAAGAAAGTCTTGAGACAACTAAAGAATTAAAATTAGTTAACAATAAAATCAAAGAAGAATCTATTAAATTAATAGATTTAAATAATAACTTTAAAAACATTTTATCTTCTAAAACAGTAAAATCAGAAGGTATTAAATCTGAAATTAAAGAGAATAAAGAGAATAAAGAGAATAAAGAAACTGAAAAAGTTAAAGAAAATATTGAAGATTTTAATTATGAAGAATTTGTAGAAACTGGTAATATAGATGAAGAAATATTAGATAATATAGCTAATAAAATAAAGAATAGTGAAGCTTTATCTCCAAGAGAAACAGATATTTATAATAACAAAACAGGAGAAATAAATAATAAATTAAAAGATATAAAAGCTTCTGAAGATAAATCTGATAAATCTGATAAATCTAATGAATCTAATGAAACTAAAGAACCTGAAGTTACTAAACAAGAAGTAGAAAAAGAAGAAAAAGATTATTTGGATGAAGATAATGAATTTTTGAATACAAGAGTAAGAGTAAAATATACAAATAATATAAATCCTTCTTTTTCAGATTATTCAAAAAGAAAAATAAGTATAAGTTCAATTGAATCTGGGCCAGATGATGGTACTGATGAATCCTCTGAGAGATATTACAGATTTACCAATAAACATAATCCCAAAGATTTAAAAGGTTTATTTGTTACAGAAAAAAATAATCCAAAATTGTTTAAAGAGATAATGACTTTAAGACCAGAGGCTAAAGAATTTTTAGATAATACTGATTATGATAGTGGAATTCACATAGTTATCACAGATAAAAATGGAAATTTAATAAAATCAGATCAAGATGGAAATATAACCAATGATGGAAAATTAGTATTTGGTACTATTACAACAATAGATGCAATAGAAAACGGTAGAATTTCAATAAAAGAAGAAAATAAAGCAGAAAAAATTGCAGAATTAGCCAAATTTAGAAAAACTATTTTAGATTCCACTAAAGATATATATGTTGATATTGATGGAAGATCAAATGGACATTTGCAATTTGAAAATACTATACAAGGAAAAAGACAATCCTTTAGTGTTATAGATAGATTGGGTAATATAGAAGATATAGACTTAGAATTACCACGTGTTGGATTTAAAGAAAATCCAAATGAGAGTCTTTTGAAAAATGGTAAAATAGGCTTAACTGGTAAACTATATGGTTCAAATAAAGAAGGAACTATTACAACAGATTTAATACCAAGATTATTAACAGATAATGAAATAAGTAAAGTAATAGATCTTGTATTACAAGATATTGGTGTAAAAGATAAAACAATAGAAGAACCAAGAAAAGAGTTAAATAAATTAATACAATATTCTATACCAAAGGGCGGTCCAAAACAATTTACAATTGGTAGACAAGAAGGAGTATTAAATGTTGGTTTTACATTAGAAAATGCTTCTACACTAAAAACAGAAGAAGGATTAAATAGATTAAAAGAATTTTTAAAATATAAACGTGTTAACGTAAACAAAGATTATGATTTTGATGATAAATTTACATCTTTAAAAACAGGAAATGAAGAATTGGATAAAGATGCAAAAGAATTTAATACATATAAAGAATATTTATTATCTGGCGAAAATCCGTTATTTGGAACAGATATACTACCTAAAAATAAAATACAACTTAGAAATCAATATTATTCTTACAATAATATCATAAAAGAAGAAAAAGATTTAAAAAATGTTAATACTCCATCTAAATCTCAAAGGAGAGTATTAGAAAAAAGAATAAAATCGGATATACCAACAGAAGAAAAATTAAATAGACTTAAATCTAAAGAACAGTTAAAAGAGGAAGAAAAAGTTTCTGAACAGGAAAAACAATGGTTTAAAACTAATTTTCCAAACATTGAATATGAAGAGGTTAAAGGTTTAATAGATGGAGAAGCTATAGGACAATTTATATCAAGTGGTAAAGTTTTAGTATCAGATGAAGCTAAATCTGGAACATTATATCATGAAGGTTATCACGTAGTTGAAGAATTATATCTTTCAGACAATGAGAGAAAAATCTTATATAATGAAGTTATAAAGAAAAGAGGAATAAAAGAAGTTAATAAAATAAAAGAATATTTAGCAGAAGATTTTATTGAATATAAAAAAACAGGTAAAATATTAAGAGATTCTCCAATAAGAAATAATATATTTAAAAGATTATTAAATTTTATAAAAGAGTTAATTAATCTTCCAGCTTCTTCTATTGATGAAATATATAAACGAATAGATAAAGGGTTTTATAAGGAGAAAAAAATAAAGAATAAGAGTATATATAAATTAAATAGAACAAAAGTACAAGCAGAAAAAGGAGTAACTTTTGAAAAAGATGTATTAGATAGTTTTTCTTATTTATTCTTTGATAAATTATTTAAAAAAGGGATTACTCCAAATGAAGTAAAACCAATAATAAATAGAAATATTATAGATGAAGTTCATGATGAATTAATAGAAAATTATTACAATCGATTCATAGATGAACAAGAAGAATTAATTAAAAATAATCCAGATGACAAAGAGTCTATATTTGATCTGGAAAAGAAGATAAAAAATATAGAATATATATATGATAACTTTGAAGAATTAACAAAAAGATTTATAGAAAAATCTAATGTAAAAGGTGTTAATATAAATTTAAAAGTTAAAGATGAAGATTTCAATTTTGAAGAAAGAATAGACGAATTAGAAGAATTAGAAGAATTAGAAAAAATAGAAGCATCAACACAAAGAGATTCTGCATATCAAGAAGCAAATTTATCTTCTCCAAAATCTAATTTAAATGATTCTGTTTGGTCATTAATATCATATTTAAAACAAGTTGATAAATTAAGTGATAATACAGGATTACCTAAAGTTGTAGATGCAGATTCTACATATAATTATTTATTAAAAAATCTAAGTGGTTTATTTACATATGAAGAAATATTTGATAAATTAAATATTTTGTCAAAAGATAGACCAGAATTAAAAGAATTAATAGATAAATTAGGCAAACCAGATCCATCTATTTCATATGAAAAGATAGTATTTCAAGAACAATTTAGACAAGATTTTTCTAAAAATAGATATACTTCATATAAAACTATAATGAAAGATAATGATGTTTTTATTATAGATGCCAACGAAGAAAATAATTCTGGAAAAATAATAGAAAGATGGAAATCTAATATTTTAGCAAGATCTTCAGAACAAAAAGATAATAAAATTATAATAGATTTAAATACTATTTCGTTTGAAGACAATATATCATTTTTAAATTCTATTGGTTTTAATTTATCTAAAAATACTATATCCAATTTAAAAAATTCTGATAATTTTATACCAGCTGTAATATCAATACAAAATTATATTAAAGATAATAAAGGAGATATAACTTCTCTATTTGATTTTAAAGATGACAAGTCTGGAGTAAAAAATAATATAAAAATAATTGCAGAATTTGAAGCAAACAATAGTCCAGAAGCAACAGAATTATCATTTTTCTCATCTGAAAATAAAACTGTATATTCATTAGGTTATAATAATACTTTATCCACTATAAAAAATAAGATAAATAATTCTAACACAATTGAAGAACTATATTCTGTTTTACCTCATTTAAATACTGTTACAGCAGAAGGATCTATATATCTAAGTGAATTATTTGATTCTAATGGTAAAAAAAGGAAAAATAGATATTTATCAATAGATTTGCATGATGGTTTAAGTTCGGAAAATGATAAATTAGCCACTAGAAAATTAAATACTACTGATAAATATATTCAGGAAATAGTATCTATATTAAAAAATGGAAAAAGCTCATATATTAGAGCTTCTGATAAATCATCCGAACACATAGTATCTATAAATAGTTTTGGAAAAAATAAGAAATTATATATACCTGTAGAAGATTTAAAATCATTAGATAATAAACAATTATTAAAGACATTTCAAGGATATTTTAAATCTGAATTAAAAAGAATAGCTTTGTTTAGAGTAAACGAAGTAGGTAAAAATATAGCAACTTATAATAAAACAGGAGGAAAATTTACAGTATTTGAAGGTATATTAAAATCTGTAAAATCAGAAATAAACAAAGAATTATCAAAAATAGAAGAATCAAAACCTTCAAAAGAAGAAACAATAAGATTAATAGATGAATTAGCTCCAAAATTCTATGATGAAGTAAACAAAGATGTTATTGATTTCTTTACTAAATATTCACAAGAACAATTAAAAAATGAATTTGAAGAATTTGGTATAACATTGGAGTTATTACCAAAAGATTTACAAAAATATTCAATTAATCAGATAGCTAATGCAATTGCTGTAAACGATTATATTAACTCAATAGAACAAACAAAATTATTCATAGGTGATCTAGCATTTTACAAAGATTTATTTAAAAGAACATCTGGATATACAGGTGTAAAACAATCTGCTGATAATGGATCTCATATAAATAATTGGTTAAATAATAATATTAAAAGAAAAGATAATAAAATAGAAAACGGAGAAATAAAAGTAGCTATATTTAAAGATGTTAAACAAAAATTAAACGAAGAATATATAAAGAATTATAAGGAAACACTTGAAAAAAGCGGATTAAAAGAGTCAGAAATTAATGAAATATTAGATTCTTATAATGATATCAATGAAGGAGATGCACAAGGATGGATTACATTAGATGAATATAGAAGCTTTTTATTAAGAATTGGTAAAAGTATACCACAAAATATCTTTGATAAAGCACAAAAAGGAGAATTATTAAATAAAGATGAATTATATTATTTTACACCATTAAAAGCTCAATATGCTGGCCCACAAAAATACAATGATATTTTTGCTCCTGCTTATCATAAATATAGTCTATTACCATTGTTACCTTCAGTAATAAAAGGAACAAATTTAGAAGTTATAGCAGATAATATGACTTCTAAAAATGAACAAATTGGCTATGCTTTATTTGAATCTGGCTCTAAAGTAGGAACTATATTAGATAATAATGGAGAAATTAACAAATTCTATAATGAAACTAATTATGGTAATATAAATACTAAAAATTGGAAAAAACAAACAGTTTTTTATGATTTTCTGGGTATTCAAACTGAAACACCTAATCCAAAATTAAAGAATATATATGGCACGCAATTTAGAAAATTAGTATTTACAGACACGTATGAAAATGGTAATTTAATAAATTCAGAATTTAAAGATCTATTAGAAAAACATAATAAGCTAATAGATGATATTTTAAAAATTGAAAAAAGTAAATTAATAGAAGAATTAGGTATAAATGAAAATACCTATGCTATAGAAAACGTTAAAAAAATAGTAGAATTATTACAAAAAGAATCTAAAAATAGAGATCTTCCAGATAACATTATAGATTCTATACAAGAAGAAATTAGAGATGGAAAATCCATGTTAAAATATAAAGTTGATAACATGGTGAATAAAAATAAAGTAGATTCATTATTAATGTCAATAATTAATACAAGATTAATTAGACAGAAAATAACAGGAGATGCTTTAATTCAAGTATCTAGTTCTGGTATGGAACCAAAAGGTAAAAGAAAATATGGAGTAAACGATTTTCTAAAATCATATAGAGTAGAAAACAATAGAGTATTACCAGCACAAATTAAACATGCTGTCACAAAAGATTTTAGAGATTTTATTAATAAAAATGGAGGATTATCTAAAACAAATCAATTAATAAAAGAAGGAAAAATAGATAAAAAATTATTAGAGGTTGTAGCTTATAGGATTCCAACACAAGGTTTAAATTCAATGGAATATTTTGAAATAGCTGAATTTTTACCAGAAGAATCTTCAACTTCAATAATAGTTCCATCTATTATTGTAATTAAATCTGGATCAGATTTTGATGTGGATAAATTAAACATTATAAGACGATCATTAAAAACAGATATAAAATCTAAAAAAGAAAATGAATTATTAGATATTTGTATAAAAATATTATCAAATACTAATAGTTTTGGATCTCTAATAAGACCAAATAGTAACAAAATAATAAAAAGTATAGCAGATAAAGTTAACTTTATCGACCATTTAAATAATAAACCAGATAATTCATTATCGAGAAATAATTTTGAATCTCAAGAAGAATTCGATAAATTGTATGAAGAAAAAGAAAAAAATTATATTAAATCAAGAGAAGAATCATTAGGAAATATACTATACTCAAGTCAATTAAAACTATCTGGTAAAAATGGTAAAATATCACAATTTATCAAATTTTTAACAGCAAAAGATATGGTTGGTATTGCAGCTTTGCATAATACTCATCATATTTTATCTCAAGAATATGATTTAAAAATGTCTAATAAACATAATATAAATTTAAATCATAATAAGACAACAGAAGGAAATATATCATTATCAAATTTAAAAGATAATGAAGGAAAGAATAAAATATCTGAAACAATATCTCACATATTGACATCAGTTGTGGATGCAGCAAAAGATCCATTTATATTAGATATAAATATGACAGATGAAACATTAAATACATATTTGTATTTAGTTAGAGCTGGTGTAACATTTGAAGATGTTGCATATTTTATGAGTCAACCTATTATAACTGATTACCTTAAAGAAATATCTTTGAATGATTCTATATCTATTATAAAGAAAAAATCAAAATATAGTATATTAAAAGAAATATATATAAAATATAAATATAATAAAAATGAAAAACCTAAAATATTAACAAAAGATATATTAAAAGGTCATCTTAAAAAAGAAAATCAATCAAAAGATGATTTTTATAAAGATCAAATACAAATATTAGAGGATTACATAGAATATAGAAAGTCAGCAAATGAATTATCTAAATCCATGCGTGCAACCAACATGGATACTACAGGAGTTGGTAAAAATTTAAATAGTATAATAGATAAACAAGAATTAATAAAAGATGTACTATTATCCAATAATGTAATTAATACAAAAAAAATATTAGAAAATTCAATAGTTAATACGTTCGATCAATTAAAATTTACAAGAGATATATATTCTCCGTTATACAATACTCAAAATGAAGAATTTTTAAATATAAAAGAACAAACTAAAACATTATTTAAGGTTGAGAATAATTTAGAAAACGATAAATTAAATAGTTTGTTAGAAAATGATTTAATTCAATTTGTTATTGAAAATTGGGGATATAAAGATAGTGAAAAATTAAAAGATTATTTGTTTAAATCCTCTGAAGATATCAAATCATTATCCAGAAGAATATTGGATATTAAAACAAAAGATAATAAAAATGAAGTAGAAGAAAAACTATCTAACAACCTATTAATAAAAGAATTACAACCAATTTTATCTAAATTTAAAAAAGGAAGCGATAATTTAAAATTGTATTCTAAAAGATATGATACATATAAAGCAAATCAACTAACAGATGCTTTTAGAGAGATTCAAGAATTAGATTTGAATTTAGCTAAGGATATGATGGATTTAGGTATATTACAATCTGGCTTAAATAATAGTCCTATAACATATTTAGGAATAATACCTTTTGAATATTATAATGAATTAGTTAAAAATGCATTTGATAATTTTTATAAAAAAAATGGGGTTGAAGAATTGAGTAAATTTCCAGAATTATTTAAAAGAGAAAATCCAGATTTATTGTTAAAGGAAAAAGAATATGATAATATAGAATTGAATATACCAGCAGAAGAACAAATGATTAATAGACCAAACAAAATGTATGGTAAAAATTATTCATTAAAATCTATTATTCAAGATGAAGTACAAGAATCTGACGTTGAAGCTAAAGTTAGAGAATTAGAAAGAGAAGGATTACTTGAAATAGATTGTAAAGGTAAGTTGAAAGCTGAAAAAGGGTTACAAACTAACTTTACTAAAGGGGGTAAATGGAAATTAATTAAAGATTTGAAAGGTTATCCTACACATAAAGAAGGTGGAGTAGATTTAACTATTGGAAAAAATGGTGTAAGCATTAAAAATGGTAGCACAGAATTTACTGCAAAACATGGTTTAGTAATTCCTAAAAATTAATATTATGTATAAAAATATAAAAGTAGAAGCAGAACATAATGAATTAATACTTGAAAATTCTCATGGAGATAAAGTAATAATTCCTACAAATAAGAGAAATTGGGTTAAACAGAAACTATCAGAAGGTTGCCATAGTTGTATTGATAGTTTAGTAGAAACTTTACCTGTTGCAAGTCAATATGCACAAGATGGAAGTATTTATCCTCCTAATAAAAAAATAAAGGTTAATCATAATAATCAAATTAAAGAGTATGATATAAGTTCCAATGAATATAAAGACTTATACAATAGTGGTAAATTAACATCTTATGATAAAAGTACAGATACATACATTACTACACCATTAAAAGAAGTTACAATTACAGCAGAAGCTCCACAATGGTTAAAAGATAAAAGGGAATATGAAAAAACTTATAGTAAACAACAATTTGCTTCTGAATATTTACCTAAATGGGCTGGCGAATTAGGGGAAACTGCTGATAATTTATCATATAATTCACTGAAAGAATATGATAAAAGGATTAATGATAAAGTAGTAGAAAATATATTTAAAAGGAAACCTACATTTGATACAGATTACTCAAATGATAGACTAAAAACTTTACAAGGATTTAGTCAAAAAGAATTAGAGTTAATTAAAAACAGTAGTTATTCAAGTAAAATAGAACCTTCTATTTGGAGTAAATTTGAACAGGGATTATTGAGTGTAGGAAATGCAGGAAGTCCTGTAACTTTTAAAAATTCTTCTTTAACACAAGAAGAAGCTAAAAAAGAAGATAACCCTCTAAATATATTACAACCTTTAAGTATTCCTTCTAAAATAGTTCAATCTACTTATAAAGATGATTATTCATTTACAGATGCTTTAAAGGGTAAAAATAATAATGCTGGAATTGTAGAAGATATTATTACTGATCCTCTAAACTTAATAGGACTTGGTATCTGGGGTAAATTATCAAAAGCTAATAAATTCAAAAACTTAAATGAAGTTTATCAAAATGTAAAAGGATTGAGTAAAGAAGAACAGTTAAGTAAAATTAATAATATTGTTCAAGATGCTACTAAAGCAGGAAGTAAAGTTTTAAATAAACTAGATGATGTAGGGGAACAAGCTTATAAACAATGGCAATTAGAAGAACTTCCTGGATTACACTTAAAATCTACAATGGAAGGACAAGCTATTAGTAAAATAATAGAACCTAAAACAGGATTAATAAATGTAGAACAAGCATTAGGTATTATAGGTAAAGAATCAGGAGGTGCTAATAAGGTATCTTTAATAAGAAAAGGGCTAGGAGAAAATATTCCTAAAAAAATTGATTTTAATGAGTTTAGAAAAGTGATTCAAGACCAACTTATTCCTTTAGAAAGACAGTTTAGATATGAAAAATCTGATTATGGTATTGATAGAATTGGATATAAGTCGTTTAATACTCCAGATCAAATATTAGAAAACGGTAAATGGGTAGATAATCCACTAAATAAAAATATACCTTTAGAAAACCAAACTCTTATATTGGGTAATAAAAATAAATTTGGTAGAGGTAGTTCAGCTCATGGTAATCCTGAAGAAACATTAGGACATATCCACTTTTTAAGAGATGCTGAAACCCCTGATGTATTAACAGTAACACAAATACAATCAGATGCTTTTCAAGGTACTCATAGAATAATGCCTAAAAACACTTCTAATGCTACAGCTTTAGAAAGACAAAAAAAGTCTTTACAAAGAATGGAAGAATTACAGAATAGGAATAAATCTGTTCTTAATAAAATGAAAACAGAAGGTGTTGATGAGGCAGGATTGCCAGTTCAAGAATATCAGATAAAACAATTTGAAGATATAGTAAAAGCCCAAGAGCAATCTAATTTATTTAAAAAAGCAGATATAGAAAACTTTACTCAAAAACAACTATTAGATAAAAATCATCAAGAAAGATATTTACAAGAACTTGTAGATTATGCAGGTAAAAGAGGTGATGTAAATAAAGTAAGAGTACCTACTTCTGAAACTGCTGCTAAAGTTCAAGGATATAGAAAAGAAGTAAACCCATTATATCCTGAAGCAAAAACTAAAATTCTTAACTTAGAAGTAGAAATAAAAAAACACGACGATTTTTTTAAAGATAATTTTGATCATCCTAAATATAAAGAAAAAGCTAACAAATTAGCATCAGAGTTAGAGGCTGCAAAAAAACAAGAAATAAATAGTAAAGAAGGATATTATTCATCAGAACATCAAACTATCCTTAAAAAATATTCAGAACAACCTAAAACTATTAAAAAACTATTTGGTCAAGAACCTAAAATAGTAACAGATAAGAAAGGTAATACATGGTATGAGTTTGATATACCTAAGAAATTTAAAGAAGGTAAGGGGGAAATAAAGGCATTTCAAGTTATTCCTCCAGCAATAGGTAGTGCTTTATATCTTCAATCACAAAATAAAAATAAATCTGAACAATAATGAGTTGTATATATAAATATAAAGGTAAAAATTATACTAAAGATGAATTTTATTCTTTAGTTAGGACTACTATGGTTCAACCTAGAACTGTTCAAAAATCTATTGATTCTAAAGAAGATAAGAATCTTAGAATAGAAAGGACGTACCCAAAATATATTACTATTGGTAATACTGGATTAGAATCAGAAAAACTACAGGAAATTTCAAAAGTTGAAGAAAAAACCATTGTTCCTTTTATAAAAGATGAAAACTATTCAACCACCATAAATAAATTATTTGGAAAACCAGCATCAGATTACTCAAAAGAAACAAATAGTGAATTTAGTTATGAGATGGGAGCTTTTGCAAAATCTAATTCTATATTTTTTGAAAAGTTTATAAAGACTTATTTAAAAGATAAATTTGCAGATGGTAAAACAATTCAAGATTATGCAAAAGATCTTTTAGAAAAGAATGTAGTATTAAAAGATAGAAATCAACAAGAAATTCAATTTAAAGTACAACCTAAAGAAAATAGAATTAATGAAAAATTAAGATTAGATGTTATATCTAAATTTCATAGTACAAAAGAACAAGCTTTAACTGCTTATAATCAAATTAAAGATTTGTTAAAAGGAAGTTATGTTCATCAGGTAGGTGATAAATGGAAAGTATATGCTCCTGTTCAAAAACCAAGAAGTAATCAATTTCCTCAACAAAGTGTTAAGAATCAAGAATATAAATATATTCCTGAAGAACAATTTAGAGAAATAGCAGATAAATTATACAAAAAATTTGGAAAAAAAATCAATTATAAAATAGTTGAACCCGAAGAAATACTAAAATATATTGAATCTTATACTGGAGCTACAAGACAAGAATTACAATTAAATGAATCTAATACTCCTGCTGTTTATAAAGATAATGAAATTCTTTATCCTAAAAACTATTTAACAGCTGATGTAGCTTTCCATGAATTTTCTCATCCTTTTATAGATATCATAGTTAAACAAAATCCTGAATTATTCAATAATTTAAAAAATGAATTACAGAATACTGAAACAGGAAAAGAAATTATTGATTATGTAAAAGAAAATTATCTTCAACATCTTGATAAAAATAAAGAATTAAATGAAAATGGATGGAAAGAAGCCATAGTAGAATCTTTAGGTAGATTAGCTTCTAATAATTTAAATGAGTCTAAAGATAAAGGATTAATATCTTATTTAAAAGATTTATTAAAGCAAATAAGTCAATATCTTAGAGATTTATTCTCTACTCCTACTAAAGTAATTAAACCTTTTGAGATTGATCCTAATGCTACATTAGAGGAATTAGCTTCTATGTTAAACTTAGAAAATCCTATTGAATTAAAAGAATTTTCATCAGACGAAATATCTACTCCTGGAGTTGAAGTGCAAGAAAGACCTAAAGGTATTACTACTAAAAAAGGTGTAGATCTTGTGTTTGAACAAAATCCTGAGTTAGCTTCTATTGGAACTACTGGACAATATTCTCAATACCTTGATACTATATTTCCCGATAGTAAAGTGAAAGATATTGTTTACAGAGCTGGTAATATTACGAAAGAGGAATTTGAAGAATCAGAACACACTCCTACAGATTACATGGATTTAGGTGTTGGCTTGTATTTAACCCCAAATATAGAGTTTGCAAAAAATTATGGAACTCCTAGAACTACTATTGTAAATATTAAAAATCCAAAAGATGCAGATACTGCACATAAGGAAAGAGTAGAATACACACAATCTGGTAATTATGGTATTCCTCGATTAGATAGTAATGGTAAGTATGATGGAATTGTGGATTTATCTAAAGATTTTAAAAATACTTACGAGTTAGTAGTATTTGAACCAGAACAAATTCATATACTTGGCTCTAAAGCAGATATACAAGGATTTAAAAATTGGATTAATAATACTAAAACAGTAAGAAAAGGAGCTATTACTCCTAGTATTAAAGGTCATGCTCAATTTAAAAAGAAAGATTTAAAAGAAGAAATAGAACAAAAGAAAAAAGATAGAGAAAATATTAATAAATCTCCATATTTAAAACAATACGTTTATTTTAAAAGAAGATTAGCATATCTTGAAAAACAGCAAAAATCTACTAAAGAAGATACTCCATCTTTTAATATTTTACAAGAAGAAATAAATAAAATAGGAGAAGGTATTAAAAAGGTAACTAAAGATCAAAATTATGATACTTATAAAAAATTAGCAGATGATACATTAAATTCCATTAAACAAAAAATAGAAGAATTAGTAGATACAAAAGATAAAAAATCAAGACCAATTACAGATGATGAAATAATTGATATATCTGATATCTTAGATACATTCAAAGATTTCAAAGGAACAGAATCTTTAGTTAAGGAATATACAGAAAAACTATTTCCTCTTATACAAGATAGAGCTACAAAAGTAATACAAAATTATTCTACAGAAAAGAATAAAATAACAAAAGAAGATATAAATAACCAAAATGAAGATATTGGTAAATTTACTAAAGGAGTAGGTTCATTATCTGATTCTAAAAATTATATTGGAAGAACAATAGGAAGCATTATTAAAGAAGCACAAAATAGAAAATCAACAAGGTCTAAACAATTAAAATCCAGAATAGAAAAACAAATAGATAATTTAAATAATTGGGCTAAAAAAAATGGGGTTTCTTTAGAAAAAACATATGATTTATTTATACAACCTAAAGAAAATACTACCATGTTGGCACAACAATATCTATCTAATGGTCAATTAAATCCTAATTTTAAAATAATAGTAGATAATCCTGAATTGTCAGAATTTTATCAATTTTATCAAGATACTATTTCTGAATTACAGAAAAATCAATCTATAAAATTTGGTAAAAACTTTATACCAAATCTTAAAAAAACAGAAGGAATATGGAATAAAATTAAAGAATTAATTAATGTACAGACTACTAGTGATACTGATTTTACTTCAAAAGAAAGTTTATATGCTGATGTTTTACCTACAAAATATACTAAAAGATTAAACAATGAAGAAAAATCAAGAGATTTAGGAGCAATATTAATGAGTTATGGTAAACACATCTATAATCAGGAAGAAATGTCCGATATTTTACCAACAATAAGATTATTACAAGAAAACTTGAAATATAAATTAACACCAGAAGGTATATTAACAGAAAGATCATTTAAAAAATCATCTGATCCAAAGACTGAAATATTTGGTTCAGAAACAAATTTAAATAAAATGATTGAAGATGTTATAAATATGCAAGTGTTTGGTGAAATGAAAGATAAAGAATTATATTTTGAATTAGGAAATACTTATGATGAGAATGGAAATATAACAGGTAGAAAATATGTACATGGTTCTAATATAATAGATTTAGCTTTAAGATATAATAGCTTATTAAGAATAGGATTTAGCCCAATAACAGCAGCCTCTAATATTATATTTGGAGATGTATCAAATTTTATAGAAGGCATTGGTGGACAACATTTTAATTTAACACAACTAAAACAAGCAAGTAATATTTTTATTAAACAAACATTAGATAAAGAATCTGTTTTAAACAAAGTATTAATTGAAGAACTAAATATATTACAAGATTTAGAAGATTACAATCAAGTTACCGATGTTAGTTTAAAATCAATTAAAAAATTATCAACAGATAAAATAATAGAATATGCATATAGTATGCAAAAATCTGGTGAAAAATATCTACAATCAAGACCAGCTATTGCAGTAATGATTAAAGATGGATATTTATCACCTAAAGGAGAACTAACGGACAAATATAAAGATGCTACTGATAAAGAAAAAGCTCAACTAGTAGATAAAATACAAAGAGTTAATCAGATGATTCATGGTAGATATACTCAACAAGAAGCTGCTACATTACAACAATCTGTATTGTATAGATTAATATCTCAGTTTAAAAAATGGTTACCAACAGCAATTGAAAATAGAATAGGCGAAAGAAAATATGATAATAGACTTCAAACTGAAACTGAAGGAAGATATGTTACAATTGGAAGATTACTTGTTAATTTTAATGATACATATGATAGAGTAAAATCTGGAAATTTATCAGAATTAGAAATAGCAAATTTGAAAAAAACTCTAACCGAATTAACTCTATTTACAGCAACCTATTTAGCATTAGGAGCATTAAAAGGTGATGATGAGGAATCTAAAAAGTTAAGAAAAAATTGGGCTGTTAAAACAGGATTAACACTATTAAATAGAGTATCTGGAGATATATCTTATTTCTTTGATCCTTCACAAATATCTAATACTAGTAAAAATCTTGTTCCATTAGTTAGAACTATGGATGATTTAAGATTAGCAATATCCTATTTACCTTCAGCATTTGGTGAAGAAGGAGTTTATAAAAAAGGTTCTAGAAAAGGACAAAATAAAGCATTAACTAAATTTGCTTCTATTATTCCTGGTCCAAATCAATTTTATCAACTAAAAAGATTAGCAAATAAACAAGAATTAGAAGAATTTACAAAATAATAGTGTGCCCTATCAAAATATTAAAATAGGGCACAAATCTATTATCTGGAAACTAAATTTCCAATTTACTTTTCAAACTTCTTAATTTTCTTCTATCTCTATTTCTTCGTTTAGACTTATTTTTTTTATTAATTCTATCCATTCTTGTTAAAAACTTTCTAAATTTTAATTCTTGCAATAATATCTCTTGTTCTCTTATATCGGTTATATCAAAACAATGTTCTAAATTTTCAGATACATATTCATAATAATCTAACATAAGATCTATTATTTCAAGATCGGTACACTCTTTTAATCTTTTATCTATAAATTTATTTAGATAAATTCCTTTGTTATCTTTTTTAATAATAACAATAAAATTATTTCTAATATTTTCAATAGAATTTTCAACATCGGATTCTATAACAGTAAAATCTTCTGGTAAACCAATTGTTGTATTTTGAACATAACCTCCTCTAATACCAGATTTTCTACAAGTACAAAATGAAGGATATATATTATTAAATGAAAATGCAGGAGTATTACAATGATTACAAACGATATATTTTATTTTCATATAAATTAGATAAATTAGATAAATTAGATTAATTAATTATACAATTTTCACCATCACAAAATTGTTCTGGTTTTGATTTTTCTGAAATATCAGATATGTTTAAAGGTTTTATATTTTTTATAAGTTGATCGTAAATATCTTTGGATATTTCTTCATAAGGCATTTGTGTATAAGCACCTTTTTCTAACTTTGGTAAAAAACTTATTCCTTTTAATCTATATTGATAGAAATCAAGAGCTTTTTCTATATGTTTGGATTCTTCTGGTTTAAAAGTAATAGTACAACTAACTTGATTATCAGCCCAATGTTTTTGCATAAAAGCTGCCAATTCAAGCTGTTCCCACATACTAACGTCAGACAATGTTCTTCCTGCTATATAAATTGGAAATTCAACTATAGTTGAAGTTTTATCATAATTGGAAGGTTCTGTTTTATAACCAGCTTCTCTAACGAAAGATAACAAAGGAGAATTATTAGCTACGTTTATTCTTCTTATATAATAATTAGATTCTGGATAATGTATTCCAGGTCTAACTCCAGGTAATAAACTTACTGTTCCAGATGGTTTTATTGATGTTTTTTTTATAGATTTTCTAACAGAAAGCCAATCAGAATATACTTCATCATATCTCTCAATAGTTTTATAACCATCTTCACATATAATTCTAAGATTTTCAATACCATTTTTTTGTATATACCAAGATATATCAGTCATAGATGTTCCTATCCTTCTATTTCTAAGCATGACTCTATTTGTTTCTTCCCAATGAGTATTACCCAAAGTTACCGTTTTAGCATATAAATAAGCAAATTTAAGTGTTCTAAGATAATCTTCTTTATCTTTACACATAGTTGGAAATGTTTCAACTAAACAACAAAGTTCATAAGATTCTAATGATTGTTCTAAACACGGATTACCACCCAGAACTCTTTTATCTTTATTATCTTTTTTACCATTCATTCTACTATATTCTTGCATATTAGATAGCCAGCAATAACCAGGTTCACCATTAGTCATAGTTCTATTAGCAGATTCGATATAATTATCACCAATATTACAAAATATTGAATTATTAGATGTCCAACCATAAAGAGATCTGTGAGGATTAACATCATAGTTCTTTAAATTCAAATATTCTTGATTAGATGGACCAAATACTATTTCAGCAGTTCTTCTAACATTACCACTAACAACACAGACGCCTATTAGATTCATTATATCTGTTATTGTGGTAATAGTTATAGGTATACCTATATTCCTATTTAATACTCTTCTTAAATTATCATGTAAATCCATCAAAGGTTGAGGACCAGATGATAAACCACCAAAAGTTTTAATTGGTTGACCTTTTTCTCTAATATGAGAATAATTAAATAAAATACAATTACTATTTTCATCAAAGTATGAATTTAATAATAATTTTAAACTATTAACCCAACCCTCTCTTGTATCTTCTATAATAAAAGTTGATATATCTTTAAAATTTGGATCATAAATATTGATTTTGCCTTCTCCTTTAACATCAAAACCTACACCAACACCAAGCATAGACATATCCATTAGAAACTCAAAAGGTTTAGTCGTATCTTTATCTAAATCTTTAGTACTAACAAAAGCACAATTATTAAGAGCCGCATATAATCCTTTTGTGTTAATAATATCAGAACCCATTGCCCATAATCCTCTTCCTGGTGGTAAAAATTTCATATAAAACATTCTTTCATACATCTCTTGAGCAGAATTTTGAGCTTTTTTCTCATTCCATCCAAGTTTATGATTTTTTATATGATTTTTTTGTATAGTATATGTTCCATTAACAACTCTTTCTATAGTTTCAAACCATTTTTCATTTTTACCATCTAATTTTAATCGAGAGTATGTTCTTAAATATGTCAATTCTCCAAGACCATTAAAACCAAAAGGAGGTTTTATATCTTTAAATTTTTCTACAAATTCTCTTTTTAATTCAAATTTTTCTTTAAACATTAACTTTACAAATTTCTTTAATTTTTAATTGTTTTTAATTGTTTTTAATTTATTTTAAGTTGTTTTAGAGTTATGGTGGTCTACAATTTTAACATCAATTTTACTCATTATTTTAATTATTTCATTAATATTAAATGGTGTATATTCTCCAAACATTTTATAAGCATTATCTATTCCAACATCCATAGATTTACCAATACCTTCTAAAGTACTATGAGAATGTCCAAATAAATGAATAGATCCTTTATGTGATTTATTCCATACTTGATGAGAATAATGACTTAGAAAGAATAATTGACCTTTATAATTAAGCTCTTTAACATATTGACAAGAACTAAATAGTTCTTGAGCTTGAATCCAAGGCTTACCAACTCTAGTATCAAAAGGACCATCTGTAAAACCCAACTTAGAAAAATGACAATTGGATAAAATTTTATTCTTTTCAATATGATGGTCATGATTACCATATATCAAATGAATATTCTTACAAACTATTCTTTTTCTAAAATTCCATATATTCTCAATACCTCCAAAAGACCAATCACCTAAACACCATAATTCATCATCTTCTTTAACATATTTATTAATACCATCAACAATAGCTTGATTATGTTTATCTAGAGTATCAAAATCTCTGGTATTTTGACCATTTTTATCTCCCCATTCACTAATTCCTCTAACTATATTTTTATGACTATAATGAGTCACGTGTCCGAGGTAAACCAAATTCTATGGTCTAACCCCGGACTATCTATTTTTTTATTTTGTTCCATTTTCTTTCTAATACCGGTAAATTATTATTAACTATAAATTCTTTAAATGATAATAATGTTTCTTTTTTCCCTACATTAGATATAGCATATCCTTTAGATTCTATATAAGCTTTTCCAAACATCTTTTTTAAAATATTTAACCAAGAAGAATGACATTTAACAGATAAAATTACATCTTTTCTTTTGTATTGGTATTTAATACAACCATCTCCATCAATAAATCCTATTGTTAAAGCTTTAAATAGATTAGCAGGTAAATTGTGAAATACCTTCATATTCGGAGGATTTTCTGTTTTATTAGATTTTATATCAAATTTTGTAGATATTTTTCTAAGAACACGTGTATCCATTGGACTTATTGTACATTGTTTATTTTTTAGTGAAATCTTATCCACTTTAAGATATTTGGCAAGTTTTTCTAAATGATTTTTATCTTTTATAGCTAAAGTAACAACTAATCTTGTTTCTTTTTCAATATGACCATCAGCTAATATAAAGCCAATCCAATAATAAGATTCTAATGTATTTTCTAATAATTTTGATAAATCACTTTGTTTATTAGCATACTTCATAGTAGAACAATTTCTACATTTAGAGTTTTTAGTTTTAGCTAAATTATAAGAAGAATTACAAGAATAAAATAATTCTTTATTACACTCTGAACAATTTCTAGTTTTATAATACTTCATATTTATTAATATATAAATACATTACAAATAAGTGATTCATTTTAAAATTTTATTATTTTTAGTTCTATAACCATATTTTTTATTATATTTCTTAGATTTTTTAATCTTCATTCTCCAATCACATACTTTATAATCATTTATAAGTTCGGAGTAATCTTCAGGATATGTGACTTCTTCATTTTTTAGAACTTCTTTATTACATTCTTTAGTTTTTCTCCTAAATTTCTTTCTTCTAATTTTCTTATAATCAGGATTATAATCTTTAATAAAAGCATTCTTTTTATAACTTTTACTCATTATAATATATTATCTTTATATTTAGTTTCTATATAATTTTTAATATTTTGATATTGTTGAAATTGTTTATCAATATAATCTAATTGAGTGTATGTTAAATTATCCCTCTGATTAACCATCTTTTTACAATAAGCTATAGATTCAATGTCAAAGAACTTAAATTTAATACTATAGCCTCTTTTTTCAAAATAATTACACCATCTATCTATATGAGAAGGTTTTAAATTAGTATTATCTAAAATAATATCATAAGCATTTAAAACTAAATTATCAGCAATATCAATTTCTGCACAAGTTACTTCCATCTCTATAATATCCAAATCTTTTCTCTTATAATAACCATCAAGATTGCCTACTAACATTTGTCTAATAGAATCTCTATTAATTCTAAGTGTATTTTTAAAACTTTTCATATAGTTAGTAGACCAGGTAGTTTTACCACTACCTGAAACACCAACTAGAATTATAACTTCATTTTTCATTTAATTATATATTTATCTCTTTTACTATCCCAAAAATACCTACATGTTCCATCTTTATTTTGTTTTAAAGTTAAATAATAAGTATGAAAAGGTTGTATTTTTTCTCTATATCTTTTACAATTTTCCTTAAGTGTACAATTTTTATCGTTACAAACTGTCATTTATATGAATTAAGTTTATTTCTTATTTCTTTAAGATTGGTGGTTTTTACTTGTCTATCAAATGTTATCATTTTTTAAGTGTTTATCTTTTAATATTAGATCCCAATAACAAATTTTTACTTCACCGTTTTTACTATGTGTAATCCACCGGCAAGGAAATCCTTCTTTAGCTTCTTTTAGTCTTTCTTTTGTAGTTTTAGTTTTATCAGTACGTAATTCATAGTATAACCAGCATTCCCAATAATGCGAACTGTGTATTGGAACAAACATTAAAGCTATTTGGTAACCAAAAAACACAAAGCTCCATATTGGACTCCATTCATGTCTAAAATCATCATTACTCCATTTAGTTTTCCAACCTAAATCAACAAAATCAAGTCCTATTTTTTTAGATGCTGCTTTTAAACATCCTGGATTGTCTTTATCCTTAACCCATTTTCTAGGAAAAAAATAAGGTGTACCAATAGCTACTTTTCCTATATATAATTTAGGTATAATACTCTTAAATGGAGAGAAGTATGTTTTTAACCAAGTGAATTTATTCATTAGTATACATTTAATTGTTTAACTTTTTCTTTTATATAGTGGTGTCTTTCAGTAAAATTAATAGGCGGCTCAATATCAGAATAACTATTAGTACAATAGATACCATCAAAATATTTAGATAGTTCTTCAAATCCTTTAGAAAATATTCCATGAGTTACTATGAGATAAATTTTACCTGCGTGAGGATCATTTTGCATATAAGTTTTTAATTCTTTAGCAATATTAATAAAAGTTCTACCCCCATCACAAATATCATCTATAATAATATAATCTTTTCTAAGATGTTTATGTTCTAATGGAACATTAACTTGAGTTAACCTACCATCCTTATCTCTTTCCTTACTACAAATAATAATATCTCCAGTATAACCAATCTGTTCAGCTAATTTATAGATTTTCTTAGTTGCTCCTGCATCTGGTGATACTAAAATATAACCATTTTTAGTATAGAGGTCTGACATTTGTTGCCAATTTTCTAATTCATCTGGAATATATTTTAAATGACTAAGAACAAATTCAACTAATTTTAAATTAGATTCTTTTCTAAAATTATTTAAACAAGCTTCTAAAACATCACTATGAGGATCTAATACAGATACTTCAAAGAAATTCAGACTATTAATAATAGGACAGATAACATCTTTAAGGTAATTAACACTTCCATATTCAAATTTTCTGTCACTCCTACTTCCTAAAAAATAAGGACAATATAAAGCAATTTCCTTAACACTATTGGTATTATAAAGAGCTTGTGTAGCACAAATAAGTAACTCAACATCTTTAAAATTATTTAAACGAGTCTTAATTACAGCTTTATCAGTCTTAATCTTCATATCTAATACAATGCTCTGCTGACCATCTGGAAATTGTATTTTCTTATATTTGATATCTGATTTATCAGGATATACTAGATTTAATATTTTCATTTTATTTACTTTTAATTTTATCTATGAAATATACAAATTAGTTGGATTATTTTTATGTATTTCGATATAATTACTATTTTTAATATTTTCCAATATTTTAATATCGAAAGGATTACATATTATATGATAACCAGATTTACTAGGTAAAGTACATAATAATTTGTAGTTTGGTTTTTTACCAAAATTATTTATAGATGAATATTGGTTGGAAATTAGATTTTCAGTTTCATTAAGAACTTGTTTATCTAAAGTATCTATATCAACAATCCATCTTTTATCTATTTCAGATTGATATTCTCCACAAGCTGAATTATATGCGCGACCTATATTATAAAAATCTCTATTATACATTTGATTTGACATTTTAATTAGAGTTTTATATGCTGTTTTTTCAAAACTTCTAGGATTTAAATTAATACCTACTCTACTCTGAAATAAATCTGCTATTTTACACATTTCATCCCAGTATCTATCTAATTGTTCAATTTTAGATATATAATAAGATTTTATTAATCTTGAATTATTATTAGATCCAAGTAAAGAATTACTAATGTTATTTTCTTTATTATCTTTTTTTCTTTGTAAAATTTGGACAAAATAAAAACTATCTCCTGGATTTGGAAACTCCATCAAAGGTCTTATTAAATCTATATTATTTATCATATTTTTAGCATATTATTGTATTTTTAAACAAATTTTTGTTTTACAAACATTACAAATTATAGTATCATTTTTATGAAGTTCTCTCATTAGAGAATCATAATCATTATATGATAGTTTAATTCCAATAAACTCCTTCCTTTCTATACAAGGTACTCCATTTTTATAATAATAGTACATACATAGAATACCATTTATAGATAAAATAAATAAAATAAATATAATAGTTGTTTTTAATAAATCTTTCATGATTTAATTTTTAATTATTTTATCATTTCTAAAACCTACAGAAATAGGAAATCTAGGAACACCATAATCAGATAATTCAAAATATCTTATTTCTACAGTTTTACCTATATATTTTTGTTTATTTTTTAAAAATTCTTCTCTTTCTTCATGAGAAAACTTCATACCTGTACTCATTAAATTATCTCCATCTTTATAATAACTAGCACCTTTCCAATAAAAAACAAATTGACCCCAATTAGGTCTTTGTTCTGAAGGAATTATATCATATATCGGTAAAGCAATATCTTGGAAATCTTTATATTTTAATAAACTATCACATCTTTTATTAATACCATAAGATTTTGTGCCCTGTCTCAGAATAGTTCCTTCATAGCTATCCTGAAGATAAACTTTATGTTGCTTCTTTAGGTCAGATTCATCATATACTCTAATAGCAGGAACTAACTCAAGACTATTAAATTTACCTTTTTTGAAAATAGAATCTATATGACTATATCTAACATCATAAGAATTATTCATCATGAAATCATAGATACAATATTTAATATTTTCAGTTTCTCCTGGTCTATACTTTTTAATGAGTCTCATATTTTCCTGAAAACCCACACCATGACAATATAACTCTCCATCATAAATACCATCAGGAAGTTTACAAAGCTCTTTAATAATATGATCTAAGCCCTCAATAGTTTTACCATCTCTGGACTTGAGTTTTATTCTATCATTCTTAATAATACAAAGACATCTCATTCCATCCAACTTAGGTTGAACAAAGGCTAATTTCCAATCTACTTTTTTAGAATAATCTTTATAAGATTTAGCCAACATTGGAAGAATTACTTCTTCTTCATTAGCTTCTTTAATAGTCTTGAAATATCCTTCATCTAATTTAGATTTATATTCAGATTCTAATTCTAATTTAGCCTGTTCTACTGGAGTAGTTTCATTAATTTTACCAATATTTTTAGCTTTAGCTTCTTTTTTATTTTCTGCTAATTTACCATCTAAAATACCAGATTGTTGAATAATTGTAGAATCATCTGTTCTTATTCTCCAAATTCGTATTTTATCTTTACTGTCTTTTTTGTATAACGTTTTCCACATTTTTATTAATTTTTGATCCAAAAGATGGGATTAAACCATCATAATACCGAAAGTATTGTTTTATTTAAACTATTTTGGATATTTTATTTACATTGGTACTCATTATTATCAAAGATAATAACATCCATCAGCGATATATTAGCATTATAGATTACCCAATTCCATTTCTAAGTATCCTGTTGTCAACAATATATAACATTGTGTTGGGTCTTCTCCAATAATTATATACCTAAATATGAGATTTCTATGTTGTAAATAAAAATTATTTTATCTTATAAATTTCTAAATTCATCTTGGCGTTCAGACAAATATTTAGTATTCTCATCTGAATACTCTCCGAATTTTTTAATAATTTCTTCTTTTTCTCTATTCCATTCTTCGTCTAATTTAGCTGCATAATTAGAACTATGATAAATAGAACCATTAATACCACTAAATTCATCTAAAACATAATACTCAAGACATCTTATTGCTCCTGTAGAATCATCTGGAACTGCTCCTATTTTAGAAGGACAAACAAGAATATTATGCGTACAAGTATTAGAATTTTGATAGCCTCTTATATAATCAATTCCACCAATGTGTAAACCTTTTACACAAGACACACTATCATTGGTATTAACATAACTCCAATCTGGCAACCTATGTACTTTACCAACTTTTATAATATGTCCAATAGAATCATCACAATAAAATGCATCTCCTCTGTCTCCTTGAACTGCTGGTCTAAAGACTCTATCTTCATTTTGAAGTTCTATTTTTTCATAAGTTATTAAACCAGATATAGGATCAATTGATTTTTTACCAGTATTATAGATATCATAAGATTCTTTTTCACCTTTTTCATTTAATCTATATCTTGTGGTAATTTCTTCTGAAACTTTAAATCCAGCCAAAAGACCTTCATTTGTTATTTTCATAGAAAATACTTTACACATTTTTTCAGCAACATCGACTGAATATCCTTTTTCAAATACTAATTTTTTAACCATATCATGATTAACATATGTAATATTAATAAAATTTGCTAATTTATCAGAAAATTGCAAATCTTTTACTCCAAAAGAGTTATTAATTTTTGGATTTCTTAAAAATCTTATCCAAAATTTAATAATTGGAGAAATATCCAATTTTTTATCAATTGAATATTTTATTCTATCTACTAAAACTTTAGGGATAGGCACACTAGAAATTTTATTTTTATATTTTAAATAAAACTCATTAGTTTTATTACAAACATAAATATCATCATGAATATTACTTTGGATATGACCAGATAATTCTTCACTACATAGTTTTTTAAATTCTTCAACAATTTCTTTGTAATCATTAATAGATTTACAAGAATTAGCTTTATCTGCTAAATCGGATAATTGTTTATAAGATTCATCAGAATAAGTTTTTGAGAAAACTTCAGAGCCAATTGATGAACAAATGACTCCGTCTAAAACATTTAAAATTATCATTGATTTTTAATTTTTATTTTTATTTATGTGATTTAATCTTTCTTTTCCTAGAAGTATTACTTCTTTAGGATCTATATTCAAATCTTCAACATCGTTAATATGTCTAACTAATATGATTGGTATACCATCTTCTATATAACTAAATATATCATCTGTAAAAGAACTATCATTTTTAGAAATTTCTTTTGCGAAATACCCAGTATTAAGTCTTAAAATTTGTATCATATTTTTAATTTTTTAATTTTTAATCATCACCCCAAGATTTCTTTATCTTTTAAATCTTCTGAATCCTTCAAATCCTTCAAATTTTCTGAATTTTCTGAATCTTCTATTTCTAAATCTTTAATTTCTTCGTTTTCTTCTTTTGGAATAAAACATACAAAATCAGATAGTTTTTTATAATTCAGATAATCTTTTATTAATAATTCAGTAGTATGTTCAATTGTAGATCTTGAATCAACTAATATATCGATATGATTCAACAAATCTTTTACAGGTTCAGCATAATTTAATAAAACTTGTAATTTATCATACATCTCAAGATTTATACCGACTGCTTGATTTATACTATCAATTCCAAATATATTTTTAGATTTATTAATAATAGAATCCTTATCTTCATGATCTTCTCTAAGAAATAATTGAAATTCTTTAACTTTTTCAATATAGCTTAAAAATGAAGTAAAACTATCATCATTTTTATACATATCAACAAAAGCTCCAACATTTTTATTATACCACAACTTAGAATAATCCCTTACTTCTTTATATAGATCATATATTTCAGAATTAAAAGATTTAAAATTTTCCATAAACTTCAAATCTTTAATATTATCAGATATTATCTTAGCTGTATACCATTCAACTAATTCTTTAGATGTTCCTTTTGATGAATCTGTTTCCACGTAGAAAAATTTATTTATATGTTTGTGATTGGTTAATAATTTCTTTGAAAAATTAGATGGAATTTTTATAAAATTTATATAATTATGATCTAAATTATTATATAAATTGTTATTTGTAAATCTTCTCCACATTAATATGGTTGCTATTTCAGATAATCTTTTATCATCGGATAATTCAGAATAATAAGTATTTGGTAGATCTTTTAAATTAGATATTTTAATTGAAGATTTAGATTCACATAATGGAAGTGAACCACTATGTTTAATAATTCTTGTAATTAAAACTTCCTTGTTTTCATCTCTTAATTGTTTTGGTAATTTTCTTATTATCTTTTTATCTTTATCTTCATCATCGATATCTTTTGAAAAAGTATCTGGAACAACTACATCCTCATATAAATTAAAGAGTGAAGATTTTTTTATTAATTCTAATATTTTATCTCTCTTTTTTATTTTACCTTCAAGTAAATCTACAAGAGATTTATCTGAAAGATCACAATTTTCAAAAATAGAACTTCGAGAAATAGGTTTAATAGAAATAAAAGAACGCAAAAACAAATCTTTTCTTAAAGAATGTATAGAATCTTCACTCAATAAATAAATATTTCTAGAAGATAAAATATTAAAATTTCCATCCATCCTATTAACAGTATTTTTCTTATAAGGATTAACATCAATTGCCACTACATTAAAACCCCAGAAAAGGTCTTTAAAATTACCATATCTAACATCAGGATCACCATCAAATACAGGATTTAGAGAAGATGTATCTATAATTTTAGATAATTCTTTTAAAAGAGAACCTCTATTATTAGTTGTACTTAATACTGAATTTGCTTTTTTCAACCAAGCAATAAAATCTTTTTCTTTTAACTCATTTTGAATAATTAAAGAAGCCTCTTTATTAGCAGATTGAATTATATTTTTGACATAGTCTCTTGTAATATCAGACCATATAACAGATTCTCTACTTGGAGTAACTTCAATACCTTCTTGAATTACTTTTTCAACACCGTTTTCATTTTTAACAACTTGTCTTATCGGACATTTGAAACCAACAGCTCCAAATAGATCCTGCATCTCCATCTCTTTAAAATTACAATATCCATATGTTACACCAGTTGTAGATTTTTTATCTTTTACAACAACTATATGAGGTTTTGAATATTGATCTTGTTCAGATATAATAAGATTATCAGAATTATATATTATTTTAGCCTGAATATCTACATTATCTTTTTCTCCAAACTTATCAGTTATATAAAATTTAACGTTATCAAAATATAACAATTGAGATTCTACAGCATATATAAATTTTTCTTTATGGTGTGATTTACAAGGAATAGTTATTTTAGTATAATTTAAATCATTGGTTTCTTCATAATATACTTTCTTTTTTTTATCACCATCGGGAAATTCTATAAAAGGATTTTCTTTACCTGTAGTCAAATCAAATTGAGGAATAAGAGAATCTACTTTATAACTATACGAATTAAATTTAAATCGTCTATTATTATGAACTGTTTCTGTAGTAAAATAATCACCTCTAAGAGATAATCCAACTTTTGCACCTAATCCGAATCCACCAAGTTCATCAACAGAATTTCTCTTTGTACTATCAAATTGTTATCTTATAGGCTCTTTATCCTATAATTCTATATATTACTATATAGTTCAGACTATATCTTCACTATTTCTAGTGTTGGATGTTCGTGGATATATTATATTCTTATATTTAATAAGTTTCAATATCTAGTCGTTGAACCCGCATTAATCATTTAAATTAATGATAGGCTGCTGATTGTCCTTTTTAGGAGTTTCCAGCAATTTATCCAATTTTAATTGAGCTTAGTTTTGAATTTCCATTTATAACCATAAACCCAATTTGAAAATAACCATATAATCTATTATCACCTAAACCTACACCGTGATCTGTTACAATAAATTTATCACACCATCCGATGCCTTCTTTACCACTAACATATTCTAACTCAACATGATTTATAACTTTATTAAGGTTGTTTAAATTGTAATAATCAGTATTAAAATTACTATCTTTATACTTTGGATCATCTCTTTTTATATAATAATTGTCTACTTTCTTATTACCTGTTAATATATCAATGGCTTTTATCTTTTCTTTTTGAGAATCAATAGCATTAGATGTTAATTCTCTAACAATAGATTGTTCTGGATATACATATTGTGCAATTTGAACATTATCTAATATTAAAGAAAGAGCATTATCATCTATTTTTTTAGATATACCACTATTATTTGTGATATTCTTACTTTTTTCTATATCTATTATTGACATTTTAATTGATCTAAGTTTAAAATTCTTTTTGATTTATTTAAGATTTTTATATTATTTCTAATAGAATAATATTTTTTTAATTTTATTATATCTCTATATTCAAATTCAGGATTAGGGTCAACATATATATAAATATCATCAATATTTATAACTATTCCTTGAATCAATCTAATAAAAAATACAAATATAATTTCATCACCTATTTCTATAATATTTTTATCTATATCTAATATATCCACTTTACATTGATTGGATTTGTTCATTAAAATATTTTTATATAGAGGTTTTTATATTTTCTACCTCCTTTTATTTGTTTTTTAGTTTTAGATACACATTTTATGTAAAATCTATCATAATATACATCGTTATAGCAATCTGTATCTTCAGTTATATGCAAAGGAATATTATTTGTAAGTCCTTTACTAATTAAATCAATTTTACGCATATTTTAAATTAAGTTTAAATATATTAAATATATTAAATATATTATATATGTTAAGTGTGTGTTAACTATGTATTAAGTATGTTTATCTATATTGAATGTTTCTTCTTTTAAATCTGGAACAGCATAATTATCTAATTCTCTTGGAATTTCAACTTTAAACTTTTTTTCCATTTCAACATATAATTTCTCATCACTATATAATATAGCTCTTATTTTACTTGTATCCATTGTTGGATTAAAGAAATTAATTATATGTTCTTTATATTCACCTGAAAATTTTCTATATAATATTGGTTTTGCCCTTGTGAATAATTTATATTCATATTCATATTGTTCTGGAACTCTGAAAACAAATATAACATAATCTGTTGAATTATTAGTTATATCATAACTTGTCTCATAATATGGATGACTTTCAATTCTTTTTTCAAATAATGAAAAATCCTTACTTGGATCAAACTTAGATAAAATAAATATATTATTATCATACATTTGACCACGCTCATCATCAGCATAAACAAAACAATTTAAAACATTTTTGAATTCCAAAATAGTTTTACCCAACATGGGTAATATAAACATGAATGATTTAGTTCTATTTATTTTTTTATCTGCCATTATAATTTTATCAAACCATTGGAAGCATCCACTAAAGGATAATCCCAATTTTCATTTTTTAAATGCTCTTTATATCTCATTATTAATTCTTCAAATTCATATCTACCAAAAGTTATCCATTCATCTGATAATTTAACAACACTACAATCATAACTATTTGTTGTGTTTAAAGGAATTATATATGATATAAATTCGTACTTATCTACTATATCAGGATAATTTTGAAATATTAAAGTTTTATAGAAAGCAGCTTGTCTATAAATACAATATCCTTTGAAACTATTAAAAAATCCAGTACCTTGATAGTCAATATTCAAATCGCCTGTATTTTGAACTTTTCTAAATCTAAAATATGGTGCAGAACTTGTTGATTTTAAATCAATTAAGATAATTTGTTTTTTATCATGATCTATTATTAATCTATCATATTTACCTTTTATATCTACACCCTCTAATTTACCATATATATCTTTTTCAGTTTTTACTTCAATTTGATCGAAAACATCATCTGTCTTAAGATTTAGCAATAAATTAGCTGTTGGATTTCTTTTAATACCTTCTATTACTTTAGATATGATATATTTTTGTTGTTTGGTTAATACCAATTTTCCATCATTTTTTTCTAAAAGATCTAAATATTTTTTATTCTCAGGATCTTTTAATTTTGATAATACATTAGTTAATTTAATTTTAAAACCAGATTCTTTATATGCTATTTCAGAAGCTTCTTTTGTCATACCCTCTTCAAAATATATATCAATAAAATCTGCCATCATACCAGAAGGTTTATTAATATTAGAAACTATAAATGATTCAGGTTCTAATATAGCACGATGAATGAGTGTACCTAATTCCAATTGTCTTGTTGTAATTCTCTTTATTTTTCTTTCTTTATATAATTTAAATAAATAAGGAGAATCCCTAAATGCTGTCAAATCACTATTACTTATAGCTGGATGATTATAATAATCTACGTCTGAATTTACTTTACTAATTTTACTCATTTTTTATTCATTTTTACTCATTTTTTACTCATTTTTATTTAATTTCATTTATAATACCTTTATACGTATTTATATATGTAATATAATTACTCATAGAAGGTTTAAATTTATTTTCATTTGCTAGAAAAAGAGCATTTATATAGATTTCTCCAATTTCTTTTGATAAATTTCTATAAAAATAAGAACCATTTCCACCTAAATTAATATTACAATTATAACATTGTGGTCTAAGATTTGATGGATTATAATCAACAGTAAAGGAAGATATTTTTTTGGATATAAAATGACCAGTATGCCAATTACCACCTTTTAATCCCTTTTTTCCACAAGTAAAACATATATTTCCATGTTTTAATCTACAGTATTCTTTAGCCAATTCCCATAATCTTTTCTTTAATTTCTTTATTATTTTTTTTTTCTAATTTTTTAGTAAATTTTACTTTTTCTAAATTTATTATTATCT